AGTTAGCACTTGACGGAGTTGCTAAGAATGTAGCTACGTTTGTGCCTAATCCACTTACTCCTGTTGCAATAGGAATTAAACCGCTATTAACACAAGCCCAAACAGAGCCAGTTGCATTATATTGCAGCCACAGAGTAGTATTATTAGGAAGTGTTAAATCTCCGCCTACACCTGTTAATATGGCTTCTCCTGCTGCTGCACTACCGTAGTTGTTTACTATCGTTATTGCTGCTCCTGTTGCATTTGTTATACAAAGAGTATGCCCACCCGTAACACCTCCATTGTTTGCGCTTGCTAAACTTGTGAGAGAAGCATTGGTGAAAACTAAGTTTGAAGTAACGTGAGAAGGTATCCTTTGATTTGCGCCCGTTAAAGAATTATTTACAAGTGGCGTGTAAGTTGTATTACCACCGATAGTTGTATCTCCTGTACTTACACTTGTAGGTGTGATTGCTCCAAGAGTTACAGTAATAGCAGGCGTAGTTGTAGCATTTGCTACTGTACCACTTACTCCTGCTGCCGTTGTAACAGAAACACTTGTAACTGTTCCGCTACCACCTGCTGCTGGAAGTTGATCTGTTCTCCCTACCCCCGTAGCTGCGTCAATTTGTACGTAGCCTTTACTTGCTGTTGTTGCCATATATTAAGCGTGTTTTTCAAATGTTTGTTGAAATACTGTTCCGTCATAGTATAAACCTAATACTGTGTCTGCTGCTGTTACAAAGTCCACTGATCCAGCTAACTTAAATACTGCTGTACCTACTCCACCTGCTGTGTTATGCTTCACTGTTGTTGCGCCTGTGAAAACTAATGTAATATGATCTCCTGCTACAAATGGCAGAATTGTAAGTGCATTAATAGTTGTTGTGCCTGTTATAGTGTGGCTGTTAGTGGTTAAAGTTAAATCTGCTGCACTTGCTATGTTTGCACCTTTAACATTATGAACCGCACCATTAAACCAAGAAGTACCTGTTACCTCGAAATTATACGTAAACGAAGTATCAGCACCGACACTCATATAGCCTTGCGACCAAATAGAAGCCTTGACCACGCCTGCATTGTTTGTGTAATAAGTGTAACAAGCACCGCCATACGCGTAAGTACTTGCTGCCGCACCCACTCCATTATTTACAATAAATGCACTTTCACCTCCTGACAATGTAAGCCTTCCCCCATAAGTATTATGTCCATACATTGTGATTCTATTGTTTCCCGACGGGTCAAGAATGCTAAAATATCCATTGCCGTTAAAATTGGCAAACTCCGTACCCCCTGAAAAACGGTAAAACCTTGTGCTTTCCCCATCTCGGCAATAGAACTTAACTTGTTGAGTACCACCACTAACTCCAAAATCAATATGCCCATCATCTCTGATAGACATTGCTTGTACATTGGAAGCATTAACCCACTTAGTATTGTATGTTGCTGATGTTGAGCCTAAACCTTTGAACCAAGAAGTGCCTGTGATTTCTAAGTTGTAAACACCTGTCGAAGCAGCGCCTAAAGCTATATAGCCTGTTGCTGCATAACCTGTAATTTCAACGCCAACGCCAGCTGGATTTCCTTTCCAAGTTGTCTTGGACACAAAATTATCTGCATACCCATAAAAACTTGCACCATTGTTTCCAGTAAATGAAAAAGTTGGTTGTAATCCCGATAAGTAAATAGAGCCGCTATATGCTTGGTTATTACACACCATCACCAGCGCACCATTAGCTGTCGCATACATATTGAGATACCCAAATTGGGAATTATACTCCATATACTTGTTTCCAGAAAAGGTGTAAAACTTTTCTGTTGCGCCATTTCCGCCGTAATGATTAACTTCTTGCTCTACGCCTATTGCACCGAAATCAATGGAGTTATTGCCTTTGAATTTAACAATGTTTACACCTGCTAATGTTTGGAAGCTGTAATAAGAAGCGTTATCGTTGGTCTTAGTCTTAATTAGACGAGCATTGTCGGTTGATGTGCCGTCTTGTGTATATATATTTCCTGCTGCCAATGCGTTTGATCCAGCCGAGGTTATCCTTCCTTTAGCATCTACAATAAAGTATGGAATATTAGAAGCATCTCCATAAGTTCCAGGAGTTACTGCTGTGGATGCCAATGTAACAGCTCCTGTATTAGCTAATGTAGCGTCTCCTGACATTGCTACTCCTGTAGCTACATTAGAGACGTTTCCTACAAAGAAATAAGCAGAGGTTAATGCTGATGTTAACTTAGCATTCCAGGTTGCAGCAGAAGATATGTATGAGTCTCCTATTGCTGTTCCATTCCATACGCCAGTAGCTATAGTTCCTAATGTTGTTATGTTTGTAGTTCCTGCCCAAGTTGATAGTGCAGTATTCTCTACTAGATTTAAAGATAAATCAGACTTTAATGTAGATGCAGATATAACAGACCATGTTCCTGCTGTTACCTTACCATAGCCGGATGAAGCTGAAGTATCTATTCCTAATCCTCCTTTAGAGGCAGCTAGCTGACCTGTCCAACCAAGAGTTAAAGAAACTGCTTGAAGTAAAGCTGTAGAAGGGGTTCCTCCCAGTGTTAATGTTACGTTGGTGTCATCTACTTTAGTAAGAGCAGCAGGAGTTACAGAAATAGATGCATTCCCAAATAATATAAAGTCAGATCCATTATATATTAAGATTCTAGTACTGTTGGCTAATATGTCTCCACTAGATAAGGCTGCTCCAGATGATGTATATATATTCTTGGCTCCTAAACCATTTAAGTTTAAAGTAGCTGCTCCTGTATTGGCATTTGTAAATTTAACAGGATACATGGCATTTACATATATGCCATAATCCAACTCTAGGTTAGATGTATATGTATCTGTGCCACTAGCAGTTAAGTATTCTTTAACCACCTTATTGGTTTCTAAAGTTATCTCAAAGGCAGTACCATTATAAATATGTTCATAGTAATGTCCCATTACTAAATCAGAAGCGGTTAAGGGTACATTTCCATATTTTAAAACAGATTTAGCTCCTAATCCGTTAATGTTTAAGGTTATTGTAGAAGTATTTGTAGAGTTATATTTCAACCAATAGCTAATACCATTGGCTAGCGCTAGGTCTGAGTCTATATCTATAATAGATATATACGTATTTGCAGAAGCCTCATTAGCTGTACCTACTCTTGCGTTTTCTTCTTTTAGTAAATCTAGATTGTTTGGTCCGATTAAATCAGCTATCTTAATTTTGGACATAGTATTGTCCTTATTAGATTCTTCTTTAAATATTGGAAGATATCCTTCTTCGCTAATTGTTAATAATCTAGCTATGGCATTTCTATATATATTCATGTTCTATTAACAGTTAGTTGATATTAATGCCCTAGTTAATTTAATTAATCTACATAAATCATCTGATGTTATTGGGTTCCATAAGTCTAGAATCTCAGATTGATCATTTTGTAGATTTGTAACCCTTGCCTCTATGGATGATGTACTTGTTGTTGCAAAAGATACAAGATCGGTGAATGTTGCAGCTACATCATATGAATATACATACATTGTGTTTTCAAATTTAAATGCGATGTATTGTGGAGAATGTGCTGCATTAAATAATGTTACAAATGTATCTATTATATAATCTATGTTTGAAGCGCTGGTTGATGATATTACTTCAGTTTCTGCACCTATTGTCAGTGTTAGAACTACAGTGGTGGAATCATGACTAATAAACTCAATCTTACTAGCGAAGGTAACTCCTTCTTCAAAAGCATCATACTTATTTAGAATATTTAATAGATGCCCTATAGCTACATTTCTTCTATTGATAGATATAACTTTTCTTGTACCTAACTGTAAAGCATTAGTCAACGATGCTCCTAGTGGACCATGATCAGCTTTGATGCTAAGAATTATATCATCTAGTTGTGATTGAATCATATTATAAAGATATACCTTGATTAATTATTACGTCAGTATCTACCGTTAATGCGCCTACTAATAGTGCACTAGATGGCGCGGATAAGGCCATGGCTTTATTTGCATAACCCCCATAACCGTAAACTTTGAATATGTTATATGGATAATTTGTAACGTGATAATTATCTTCAATAGAGGGATTGTTTAAAGAATAAATTATTGTATTCTTTAATGTTATTTGAGCTAACGATATATATGGTCCAATTACAGAAGTTCCTCCAGATGGTGCGCCACTAGCTGATATAACTCCTCTACCATCCACTGTTCCACCAGCTAGCTGTGACCAATTACCTACTTCACAGTCTATGAGAGATATTTTTTGATAATCTGTTTGGTGATTTGATCCGTAGATGCCATTGTAAATACTTATGGTAGCGTTAGTTGATCCTGCTGGATTAGTGTAAATCTTAGCTCCATATATTTCTAGTGTTGGAGCTACTGGCCACGTTATTATGTTAGAACAAGCTAATTCTATAGTTTGCGTATTATATGAACTACTTGTAGACATGTATATAGAAGAACATGTAATTCTCAAAAATCCAGTTCTCATTAGTATAGCTTTTCTATTTTCACTAAATACCGTAGAGCAATATACGTGCAATCTTAAATTAGATGTAATTTCAATTGTAGCATATAGGGATTGATCATCTATAATCTGAGCATTACCATAGACTATGCAATTCGGACCATTATTTATAGTGGTCGAAAATGTTCTACCGCCATCATAAATAACTCTATTACCATACGATGCATAAATTACAGAATCCCCAAGATCGTAATCTATAAAGTCATACAATGGTAGAGTATCTGTATAATATCCAGTAGCCACGTTAATTAATACTCTAGAGTATTGGGTTCTAGAAGTAAAGTATGCATCTGCCGCAATTGCAGCAGCAGATGGAGTTAAAAAAGGTCTATCTTGTCTTTCTACAAGACCTGATGAATCACTACCATTTTTATCTACAAATACTGTATTTCTAACTATGATTGGTTCTATTTCATTTAAAGATTGAAATACATCATTTGTAAGATCATACATAAACAAGTACCAACCATTTGCGACCAAACTACCGACAGTTAATGCTACATTTCCATTATTCTTTATAACTTTTGCACCAATTGAATTTAAGTTTAAAGTGGGAGATGTCGTAGTATTAGTGGCAGACATCTTACACATATATATTCCATTATTGACATATTCTGAATCATTCACAGAAACAGATCCTATAAATACATCTCCAGTATTAGTTAATGTGGCTTTACCTTTTATAATATTATGATCCATATTTTATATCGTTATCCCATTATTAAATTGAACATCTGAGCTAATTGTAACTGTACCTACTTTTATAGCACTTGCTGAATTTGTCAAGCTATATGCTTTATTAGCGTATCCTCCATAGTTATAAACTTTTAATGATCCTCTATCGGACACATCATTAGCATAACAATCATTTATAGAGCCTCTAGCATTAGATATTGCAGCATTTGAAAATATGGTAGTACCTATTAAAGATAGTTGACCATAACCTCTAGCTGTAGCTTGATTTGCTGCAAAAGTTAAACCTATAGCTGGTTGAGTGGTAGACCAACTACCAACTTGACAATTAATCAACGATACCGTAGAATAGTTTGAATTCAGATTAACTCCAAATGCCCCATTATAGAAATTTATAACTTGATTAATTGATCCTCCTTGATATGTATATATTTTAGAATTGTATACGTCTAATTGAGGAGTACTTGAATAAGTACTACTTGTAGATACATCTATTGCAGATATAGCGACACTAGATGTATTGTTGGTATGAATATCATTTGCAAATATAGTAGTTCTTCCAGTTCTTACAACTACCGCAGAATGATTATCTGCTACTATTGAATTACAATATACTACCAACTTACAACTAGGACCTTGATTTTCTAATCCTGAAATATTAGAATTAGGGCTATATATGACAGCATTACCGTAAATAATACAATTAGGAGCATTATTTGTAGTTGTAGAATATGATGTGGTATTAGGGCAAAAGATTCCTGGATTTCCAGATAACGGTTGAATTAAACAATCGCCCAGATCATAGTCTATAAAATTATCTACAATTATATTCTCTTGATAAGTACCAGTTGCAACTTTTATTAATACTCTAGCAGATTGTGTTCTACTATATGTCAATGCTGATGTTCTTGCCGCAGCTATAGTTAAGAAAGGTTTATCTTGTCTTTCTGGTAATGCTGTACCATCAACACCATTCTTAGCTACAAATATAGTGTTTGCTATAGTTACTACAGGGGTTGATCCTGCTGCTCCAGTAGCACCTACAGCACCATTTGGAGAAAAAGTTAACACTATAGGATCTGCGGCAGCAAATGTACTATTGTGCGTATAATATGTAACTATCAGTTTGTAATATGTTGCCATATTAGTAACTGCAGTTATTTCACCCATCCAATATTTAGTGGTGTCATACTCTTTGAATAGTTTTACTACACCGTATCTACCACCTGCTGCAAAGGCATCTAAAAAAGCTGCAACATTAACTGAGTCTGAGTTAGTTACATTTACATATATCTCAGTAACAGATGCCATTGTGGCATTGTTTAATCTAATTGTAGTAGATGTTGGTGATGTTGCTGTAGAGGAACTAAAAGCAAACTTTTGACTAAATCCGCCAAATAATCCATTAGTTCCATTAGCACCAACGGTTATAGAAATTGTATCATCGCACCCGCAGGAGCAGTTTTCAGTGTCTTCGCACATTTAATTAAAATTAAAGATATTATTAATCACAACCACAACCACAATCCTCAAAGTCGCATAGACTTGTGATAGCGCTTAATATTTTAGTGACACATGTTGTGTTTCCACAACTAGCCGCACTAGTTAAGCTTTTATATAGACCTTCTGCCATATTAGCATTGTCTATAATTTCATTTAAACCACAACAACTACCGCAGGCTTCCTTTGATACCTTTAACCACATTGCATCAATGCAGGCTCTAGCTGAACAGCTAAATAATGTAGTTAGGGTGTAAGTATAAGATGTAGATGCTGTTGTTAGTGTATATACTATTGTAGCTAATCCGTCAGAATAATCTGTTATAGTTATTGGATTAAATGCAAAAGTACCAGTTACACTAGCTGGGATTTGAGATAAGACATTTACAGTTTGTACAGATGCTCCCGATGGAGTTATTGCTAATGTTGCAGCAGTAACATCAGAGCCATTTATATTTGGTGTTGTCCATCCTCCAGTATTGGTAGATGCATTATATAATCCAGTTATATCAGTGATAGTGGCTGTGCCACCATTGTTACTAAGAGAAAGTTTAATCTTTGGAGATAATGCCATTATATATAGTAAGTTAGATTATAAAAAAAAGAGAGTGGTGGATATATTAATATACCCACCGTCTCTCTATTATTTAATGATTAGATAGCAAAGTTACCATTAACTGATCCAAATAAAAGTTTCTCCAATACGTCAGTAACGTCATCAGCAGAACCTCCATCAGCATATGCTGGTGTAGAATTTGGGATAGCAAGGGTAATTGTTCCTTTTCTAAGTGAAGTAACTAGATCACCAGATGATTTTCCAAAGTTAATGTGGATAAGATCATAAGCTTCATTAGCAGTTTCAGCAATTCTTGTAAATGTATATGGTTCAGCAGTTCTGTAAAGATCGCCAATGTCATTACTTCTCATGAAGTATTCCATTTCAGCAATTTCTTCAGTTGTGCCAGATCCTGGATTAGGAGATACAGATTTAGTGAAAGTAGTTGCACCAAATCCTGTAAGCGCCATGTCCCATTTAGCTTTTCTATATTTAATTTTACCAGCATTAAAAGTCAAAGCTTTTCCAGTAATTTTAACACCCCAAGCGCCAGTAGCAGCGTTTGCGGCAGTAATAAATCCTACAGAAGCATCAGCTATTGCAGTATTTGTAACACCTTGATAAGGAGTGTCAAGTTGTGCAACTTGAGCAGAACCTACGTTAATAGCTACAACCTTGTAAGCTATGCCAGAAATTGCTAAATAATCACCTACAACAACACCTCCGTTATCCATGTCAATAGAAGCAGTTACATAAGGAGAACCATTAACTACAGACAATGTACCAGATGTAGCACCAGTTACAGTAGAATCAGTTACACGTTCAAACTTAGCAATTTTTTCAGTTTCTCTTGCGAAGTTGTTGATGAAGCTACCCACCAAAGTGTTAGCGATTTCAACTTGTATTGCAGAAGCATCTGATTGACAAACGCCATGTTTAACATACAAACCGCCATGGTTTGAGTTTAAAGATTGATCAATGTTCATTCTAGCAAAATACTGATTAGAGCTAAGAGCTTCAATAGAACTACCAGCTACAGTGTTGTAACCAATGTAGTCAACTTGCTCAACTGCTGCTACTGTAGCCTTTTTGCTAGAGCTTAACAATGAAGTACTATTCATTACGGGTGATACAATTGGAGTTTTAGTCCCACGACCTTGTACCAAAATAAAGTCTACGCCAGTTGTTGCTGTAGATTCTACTAGTCTGGTTCCACCAGGAGTAAAAACTCCGATTTCTCCATCATTTAAAGTAGAGATACCACCAGTGGTGATAGCTGTACTAGATTTACCCAACATCAATAGTTGGATATCGTTTTGCGAAAATGTTGCCATTTAATTTTTGATTTAAGTTAATATATAAAATTTTAAAAAACTCTTAAGATTACACTACAAAGAAGTGTACTTTAATTACATCGTCAAATAATTTTGAAATTGCCATTATTTTATAAGTTTAAAGTTAATTATTCTGCTCCGTCTTTTGTTATAGATTTAATCTGATATGTTTCTGGATCTGTAATCCCTGATGCTAATTTAACAGCTTCATCAATTATTTGTCTATGTAGTATACGATTAAGTTCTGAATTTTGTGGTCCTGTTACTCCATCTATTGTTGAAGTATCTGATATAATAGGAGATGGATATTTAATGTATCTAAGTTTATATCTATTTATCCCAAGTACACCATCGCCAATCAACTCATGTCTAAATGATCCAGAAGGTATATCTTTACTAACATCTAATCTCCAAATAACTTTTTGATAAGGCTTCTTGAAAGGATTAATTCTATTCACATTATATTCATCAGTTACGACAGGCTTAATGATTACTTCTGTACCATTATAGCAAGAATCAGGGTGGGTTATGATTGCATATTCTCCGACTGCAAATAAGAAGTCTGAAGGTAAGTCATAAAACTGACCATTAGTCAGCACCCCCTCTTGATTACTTGAAAGATCACTAGATGTCAATTCTGCAGTTTTAACAAGTTCTGAGAGATCCTTTCTTAACTTTTCTGTTCTTTCAAATCCAGTTCTATATTTATTAGATAGTGGATTGATTTTAGTTAAGACAATTCTTTCTTGAGCCTTAGTCAACAACCTACTAATTTCTTCGTCGGTGTATCCTGGAGCATCAAAATTAGTTATCTTATCATAAAGGATAAGGAATTCATCTCTCATTTCTTGAGCAGTCATCTTTTAATCTTTAGCTTTTTTAACCTTTGCTGAAATTTCCAACATTAGTTCTTGATTTTTCTTATTCTTCAAGTAGGCAACTACTGTAGCAATTACAGGAACTTCTCCTGGACCGCATAATGGTTCACCACCTTGCAAGAAATACTTTCTATTTTCTTTAATGATAATACCTAATTCCACTGCTTCTTCAATAATTACTCTAAGGCTTCTATCTTTATCATTAGCAATTTCAAGGAAAGCATCTAGTTTTTCATCCATGATTCTACCAATTTCATCCTTAAGCCATTTAGAGCTTGCATCTGTAGGTACTTTTTTACCATAGACTTTTAAGAATGAAATCATTTCATCTACATTATCTTCAATTTTTCCAAAGAACTTATATGCTTCTTTTTGTTTATCTCTAGTAGTCAACCTGCTGTTCATTTCATAATCATCAGAAACAATCATGTATTTGATAGAGGCTTTACTATATTTATTATTTGCATCTGGTGCAACTAAATCCTTATTAACCAAACATACTTTATAATCTAAGTAATCTGTAGGTCTAGACAAGTCTAGTTCTTTAACATCTTTACCTAATCTTAGTTTGTATTTTTGCCAAAAATTATCTTTCTTTTTATATGGAGAAAGTTCTCCAGGTTCAAAAGACATTCCTGATTTTGTTTTATCCTCAAACCAAGCTCTTTCAGCTTCATTTAAAGGACAAATAAAATGACCATTTCTATCTCTAGGTACTGTCACATTAATTGTTGAATTTCCAAGTAAAAAGAAAGCTTCATGTTCTGGATCTGTAATCCATCCATTACCTCTCATCACTGGACTAATTTTCACTCTTTTATTAGGTAGACCTGTAAATGTTGCAGAATCTTCCATTTGTTTTTCTCCACTCATAATTTCCTTATTTTTATTGTTATTACTTAGTTACTCCCCTAGTTAGGGGTTTTAAATCTAACTAGAGGAGACTAAGGTAATAATTATTATTATTATGCCAAAATATTTGGAATAAATGATGCAGTTCTAGAAGGATCTCTTACGATAGCTCCACCAACATACATTTTGTGTTCTTCCCAAGCATCAACTGCTGAGCCAATTGGAGAAATTCCACCATCTGGATCAAAAGGATTACGCAATCCTGGGATATATTTGTGAATAATAGACTGACCTTTAACGGCAACCTTTTGGATGTTTGGCATACCATCGTTAGTACCAATGTCCATGATTTCCATTCTGTAAGATTCAGCTACACCACCGTCTGGGTGATAGATTTTATTTCTATCTCTGTTGTCATACATTGAATCAACTTGTAAAGAAACTTTGATACCATTTGGTCCCAAATATTCTACAAACTGTCCACCGTATCCCAAAGGAAGTTGGTAGTTGCTACCTCCTGCTGGAGTAGAAGCTTTATAAACTCGGTCAGTAACTAACAATGGAGTATACAATTGAGAGTTAGATTCCAAAGCTTTGTGGAACTGAAGAGCACCTCTCTCACCTGTTCTGATTGTAAAATGACGCATATCTCCAGGAATTTTTCCTTCAGACAAGTCCATCAAACGCTCAGTAAGGTCATCAATACTAAATGTATTGTAGTACTCAGCATTAGCAGCCAACATTTGTTGACGGATACCAGCACCTTCTACAACTTTGTAACCTGATTTTCCAGAGATTTCATAACCACCTTCCGCAGTTCTGTTGGCAGTACCAAACATAATCAAACGGTTGATATCCTGACGGAATTCAAAGTCAAACATGTAAGATTCGTAATCTTGCCAGAAAGCATGAGGTTTGTCATCTGGACCTACCATGTAGCCACCCATTTTACGACCTTTCAAGTTACCTGGAGTTTTTTTCATCATTCTGATTTGAGAAAAAGCATTTCTCATAGTCATATGACCTTTGTGGTGTACTTGTCTTCCTTTTTCAGACATAGTTCTTTCTACTGGAGAGAATTCACCAGAGAATCTTTTACCCAATGCAATCTCTTCAAAAGGGATATACAAGTTAGGATCGCCAGTATCTAATCTACAAGTGTAGACAAAATTAGCACCTTCACGTGCTGGCTCTTCAGTGATCAAGATAGGATATAATTCGTTTTTCTCACCAACAATACGTTGAGTGTCATCAAACCAATCCTTAGCAAATACCAATTGGAAAGCTGTGAAGTTTTTACCAGCTTGATCTGTAGCTACTACCGCAGTACCATCAATTCTAGCTTCAATCAATGGAATATTGTCCACTGCATTAGAAGATAACAACCATGTGTAATCACGATCATCATCAAATTCAAGAGTTTTGAATTGAGACAACAATGTGTCAATGTTGTTACCAAAGTTGGTTGCTTGTACTTTTGTAATCATGTCTGATACCATTTGAGGCTGCTGCAACCATAGAGCGCCTAAGTGGTTCTCAGTAGTCAAACCCTTCCATGTGGAAGCATCTGTCATCTGTAACGGGGATAATAAACTCATCTGTATTTAATTTAAAAGTTAATTCTTATTTATTTGCCTAATGTATTTGCGATTGCTTTAAAGATATCTGCACCTGGGCCAGCTTTATCTTCTCTACGTTGTCCTGATTTACCATCAGTGTTTATTCTAGAGTCTTGTCCTCGCATTTTATCTTCTAGGGCTTGTATTGCTTTACTCTTTGATGCTGATCCTAATTTATCGAACTTCTTAAAGCCATCTGTAACTACGTGCATATAGTGCAATCTAGCTAGATACTCAGGATTCTGCAACATATTCAAAAGAACTTCATTGACTGGATTCTTCTGTTCGTCTTGCCCTTTAACCTTAGTTATAGATTCTAGCACTCTGCGTTTAGTTTCATCTTTAACATCTACACCAGGTAGCACTTCTGTAATTTTACTAACTGCATCTTGAATAGCTTTAAATCTGTCTTCTGATTTCTTAACTTCCGCTTCTCTCTTACTTAGGGCTTCTTTTTTAATAGTTTCCATTTTAGAGGACTCTGAAGTTTTAAGATTAGCCAAGGCCACTTTAGAATCTTCAATATCATCACCAGCATCAATAGATCTTTGTGCATATTTTAAAGCTGTTGCTTCATCAAAGCCTTTAGTTAAAAAGTCTAATTTAATTAATTCCTTTCTAGCATCTCCAGCCCCTTCGTGATCTAATTGTTTTTCATCAATAGCATTGAATTGAGCTTGCTGATATTTAGTAGCTCTATATTCAGGTTCTGGAATTCCAGATCTTAGCGCTGTTAAATATTCCTTTTGATCATCATCTAGATCAGCAAGTTCATTCTTCTTAATTTGATTCTTCATTAAGTCAATTAAATCTGATGTAGATTTAACATTTTTAATTTCATCTTCAGTAAATGCAGATAACACTCCCTCCTCAAGAAGAGTAGAGGCTAAGGAAGTTAGAGTGGAAGAGAAACCCTCCTCCTGATTCAGGGGTGCATCTGTATTTGCTGCTGAGCTTACGGGCGCAGTCTTAATGCCTGTTATTAAATCTAATGCGTCCTGCATTGTACTAACTTCACCTTTTTCTGCAGATTCTTCTGTAGCTGAGGTGCTTTCATCTTTAGTAAAAAAAGAACTATCTATTCCTTTTGGTTCATCTACTTTTGAAACTGTCTCTGCAGATTCAAAAATACTTGCGTTAATTCCACTCTTGTTATCTTCCATATTACAAATTAAATGATTAATACTCCACATTTCCAAATATTTACCACGGTTGGTTAATATATTGGTCTAACGATTATAGCTAATATCTAAATATCAATTACTTGGTATTTTTAGACTTTGCTATTTTTTCCTTTTCCTTATTGCTTCTTTCAGTTTCTATTACTTGTCTTAATTTAATTTCGTGATCCTTCTTAATTTTATCAGCCTGATGTCTCAATGACTCTAGAGTTATTACATCTACAGCTTCTCCAACTTTATCAGCTTTGTTGGACATATCCATTTGTTTTAAGATGATATTGTTTTCAAGTTTCCTTTCTTCCATTTCCATCTCTTGAGTATGCCTGTCATTGTCTGACTGTTGTTTCTTAATTTCTAAATCATGAGATAGCTGAGCAATCTTCTCTTGTGAATCTCTTTCGGCTTTAGCTGATTGTTGATTCTGTTCTTGAGTGTCTCTTTCAGCTTGCTCAATCTTTCTTCTGATTGATGCCACTGACTCAGTAGTCATAATATCCATTAATTGTGAGAACTTTATTAATCCATTTTGCAAACCTGCATGTGCCATTTGTTGCAATTGTTCTCTCATATTATCTGTCATAGATCCTGTAGTAATACAGATGTCATAATCAATTTCATTAAATTGTTGACCATCTATATCAAACATTTGAGTGCTGCCATCATCCAATATGAATTGTACTTTTTTATTCTTTTTATCTCTCCAAGCATATTTTGCTGTTTCCAACAATGCTTCTATAGCTCTGATTCTAGTGAATTCATGTTCAGCAAACCAATACTCTGTTATCTGACTAGATTGTAGCACTGCTCTCTGTGTATTACCTACAGCTTCTTTAGTTGATATTTGTCCTTGTCTAGCTTTAGTTACTCCAGCAATTTCACCAAGTTCATCTTTGATATACTGCATCATGCTAATATATAGTTGAATTGTATTGCCCATTTCTAAGTCAATAACTGGTGTCATGGCTTGATTAGCTCCTGCTAGTTTACCCATAGCCGCACCCTTAGATCCTTCTTTGAAAGAATCATAAACTGCTAGATTCATAGTTTGAGCAAAAGACATCCACTGATCCAACTTCCAATGTTCTGGAATCTTAGCTAAGTCTAGTGCCATAATCTTACCGTGATTCTTAGCTACAGCTTCCTCTGTTTTCTTCATTAGTATATTATACATATACTGGTATGGCTTCATTCTATCCATCAAGGATGATGCAGAGTTATCGTTAGTTTGATAAATTGTACCAATAATACCAGGATGACATTTAGAAGGATTTTCCATACTTCTAAATTGTACAGGTCTAGGTCTCATTCTAACGTATATAGCACTTTGATCTCTAGTGTTTAGCGTTCCTCCTAATTTGTGACCTTCCCACCATTCGTTAATCCAAATAGGTTTAGATGATTCTCCAAGCTCTTTATTGATTGAATATGTTTCATCTTCTAGATTGACAACCTCATCTCCAAACTCATCAAATGATGTAACCTTCAACATCTTTCTTCTAGATTTCCAATATACCTTAAGTACTCGGATATTACCTTCTGTATCTAGATTCTTAGTGAACGATGTTCCTGATTCAAAGAAGTTAGCATCAATCCTAGAGAAGTCTAATTTAACTGGCTTCTTTTCACCTATGTTTATATCTTTAGAATTACCTCCTGTAAATGACATATGTTCAATCATATCTATTTGATCAGGTGTAAGCTCATCATGATATTCATCAATACATCTACCTGGAGAATACCAATGTTCAATCATAATTACATCGGCATCTTCTACATATGGAGAATATCCAGATCTAATGATGTGTACATTCTTAGGATTTAACTTCTCAAATGTAGGTTCTCCTGCAATAATATCAATATGATATAACTCTTCGGCACAGATTAAAGCATCTTTAAATCCTTTAGCGAACTTCTGCTCTAATCTAAGTTTTTTATATAGATGTTTTAATATTTGAGTGGCTCTCTTTTCTCTAAGATCCTGATATTCATAATTTCTAAACGCTTCAAACTTCTTAAGTCTAGCTTGCATTTCCTCATCTGAAAGATTTTCATCTTTTATAGAGTTGATGATCATCTGCTTGAGTTTGTCTTTTAAACCTTGCTCCTTTTCAGATATAGCATCTTCATTTATGATTCTTGCTTGGAAGTCAAACTTTCTATTTAGACATTCTCCATATAGCAAATCTATTTTAGGATTAGCAATAGGATAATTCTGCATCTTATCCATAGAGGATAAGCCTTTTAGTTTAAATGGATTTGTTAGTTTCTCAACATCCGCTTGATCTAAAATATCACTATATAGATTATAGTTTACAGTTTTATTATAGATTGTTTGTCTTAGTCCTGTATGTCTACGTAAGATTAGACTCTCTGATGCGTCCACACACATTTTTCTCCATTCTCTAGTTTTCTTAGATATTGGCATTTTCTGTGGTGGGAAATTTATAGCTTCGCTTGTAAACATAGTATGGTCTAACTTAATTTATAAAAGTCATAAATATAATAATCTTATCCTAATTCTGGAAAGTTTTTAAACATAGATTCTATAGCTAAATTATCACTTTCGTTAAATATATTTCTACCATTGAATCTATTAGTGAAAAACTCATCATTTCCTAAGTAATCAGCATCTATTGTAGGCTTCTTCTTATCCTTTCTCTCATAGATTCTGTATTTGTCTTCCTTTAATATCAATAACATACCTAAAGCATCCACTCTATCATAGTTATCTCCAGGTGTCCACGCAATCAGTTCATTTAGTAATCCAATAGATTCTATCTTGTGTAAATTTAATTTACCTGAATCCTCTTCTCCAAAAGCTGGTTGCATTAACCACTTTTCAACAAGTCGCATATAATATGCTCTAATTGGAGTGTTAGACATTGTTCCTTTTTTCTTATTGCCTATTTTAGATATTGTTATATCTGCTACATCTCTCAATGATTCTGGAGTATCACATAAGATATGTGTAGAATTCATCTTATCGTAATATGTAAACAAACCTTTTTTATTTTGCTCATAGTTTGATTCAGCTCTATAGAATAGAGTTAAACGTCTAGTTATTTCATAAAACTCTTCAGACATTCTTCTACCTGTATATTCTGCAACTAGTTCATCTAAGAATGTATCCATCACCCATATACACCCAAGTGAGTCTGTAGATGATTCATCATCATCATATGTATCTACACCACAGATATATCTTTTTTCAAACACCTCTTCTCCATTCTTCTTAGGCATTCTAAATATCTGAATTACACCAGGTTTATTCTTATTATCCTTGATTGGGAACTCTCTAATTAAATCTCTAGAATTAGTATTATTCCATTTAGGTTTACCTGCGCTATCTAGCACTATTTCTCCAAACCAGTGAGTGTTTTCATATAAATGCTTTTTAGTTTCTACTTCTCCTAATCTATCTTTTAAATCTGCGGTAGGGAATCTATTACCTTTAGCGCTAAGAAACATCTCAGATGGCTTTAGTGGATAGTTCATCATCTCTAAGTCTAAAGCTTTATTAGTCTTAGCTTCTTTCTTAGCGATTCTCC